CTTTCCCTTAGAAATTTACCACCTGGTAAAGCATCTACCTTTCCAATGAAACTATCAAGACCTTTGTTAAAAGAATCGGTTGCCTCTTTAGCTAAATCATTTGACTTTTCTAATCCTTGATTCATTTTATCTTGTGTTTTTATCTGTTCTTCTATTTCTTTGATAGCTTTACCTATCTCTCGTCCCTCTTTTGTTCTGTAATCTACACCTTCAGCTAATCTGGCATTCTTTAATTGTTCTAACTTTTCTTTTTGTTTTGCTATGTCAATCTGTTTAAAATCAGCAGTACCTTGATTTCTAACATTGTTTAGATTATCTATAGCAATATCATTGATGTTTTTTGCTAAATCAGAAATATTACTTCTAAAATTTTCGCTAGTCTTCTCGTATACAGTTCCTTCTTTTTGTGCATCTACTTGAATCTGAGCTAACTTTGCAGAATCTTTCATGGCTTTTACATTTGATAGAGCTCTCTTTACTCTTTCCCTATCAGATGTGCCTATTTTATAACTGACACTTAGAACTTCTTCAAATTTAGCCTTTGTTTTAGCTACTGTATTTTCTATCTCTTTAGTTAAGTCTTTGTTGACTTTAGCATCTTGGTTGATACCTTTTTGTGTAGCTTGAATGTCTTGAAATACTTTCGCCTTCTCTTTTGCAACGTCAACACCTTTTCTTTCTAAGGCGACTAATTTCTTATATTCACTCTGTAGTTCAACGAGTTTCTTTTTAGCGTCTGTATATTCTTGTGCTTTATTTTCAGCCATTAGTTAAACCTAAAGTTTTATACCACCTAATTGTTTTTGAAGAGTATCGATTGACTTTCTGATTTTAGGATCTTTCATCATCTTCTTTTGCATCTTAGATGTGGACTTTTTGAATATAGCTTTTAGAATCATATCAAGTAATCCTTCACTTAATATGTTTTTTCTATTCATATATGACATAATACAATTCTCCTAATTATATTAATAAATATAAAGAAAAGAGTTATTTGGGGGAAAATCTACGAGGGATTGTTGGTTGAGATTTTTGTGATTTTTCAACCTGTTCTTTTTCTTTTTTTCGTAAATCTACAAACTCTCTTAGATAAAAGTTTTTTAAGTTAACAGGCATGTTGTATACATCGTCAAATGTAAATCCTGGTGCTCCATATACAAAATGAAATATGGATTTATGTATCTCTAATTTATCAGATGGTTTGAGGCCATAGAAACTCCGCAGTCAACGGTATTGAAACGTTGACTGACTCACCTCCTATTTCTACTTCTTGTTCCAAATCAATATCAGGAGTGATTTCTGCAACATAGTTTCTAAAAGCCCTTGAATCTCTAGCAAGTAGATTCTGTACAAACTCGTTTATATTTTCTGGTTTTGAATCACCATCAACATCAGTTATCATGTGTCTAAGTCTCGTGGTTATTTCAGTATTGTAACCATACTTTTTAGATTGTTCTATATCTTTAGTGATTAGTGATTCTTCTTTTCCAGTAAGTAACTTAAATTTTATCTTATTTTTACCCACATGAGTAGTATACTCAAATGAATTCTCGTGGTTAAATTTTACTTTTTTTGGTAGTTTTTTGAACGGACATTTTGATAAATCAAAAGTATGTTCTACCATATTTTCTATATCACTTGGATTTGGTATTTCTACTGTGTAATCAGGACCATAAGCAAGAATACGAGCAGCAACTAATACAGCATTCTTATCACCCAATATTAAGTCTGCTTGTTTTACACCATTCGTGACTATCAAATTATCTAATAATTTATCTACAACCACACCTTTCTTAATAAGATTATCGGACATTAATATGTCCTCTTCTTTTGTGGTCATATATTTAATTTCTATTTTACCTTCAGCGAGTGGTGAATCTTTTGGATATAATAAACCCTTAGACGGCAAATCTATAATTTCCGTAGGAAACTTATGTTCTGACATTTATAACTCCTTAGTGTTATGTAACTATTTACTACTTTGAACCGAAGATTTTTGAAAAGAAACCTTTCTTAGATTTCTTTCCTTTTTTACCAATCTTCTTACCTTTCTTTTTCTTCTTTTTCACATCCTCATCATTATTCATAAGCATCTCTTCATTAAGATATGCGTGTTCATAATTAACTGCATTCACAGATGGAACTGCTCCAAAGAAAATAAAAAGTGATAGT